CTCCGGGACAGGAGTGGAGCTGCTCAAGGGACTAGCTGCTCACACACAATACAGTCTAAACGGGTCACAGGACCCCCAGGTCGGACAAGAGACTCATGCCGGCCCGGATAGGGGCGGGGGCTAGGTTCCTAACGGTGCTGGAGGAGGCAACGGCCTTAATGGTCCTGCCAACGTCTCCAGAGAGCCTGGAAAGAACCCATCGGAACGGGGACTGACGCTTACGTAGCATGTCGCGGGCGGCATAGTTGGACTTGACGGAGGATAGTGCCTGGACTACTTGGGTCTGACCATCAATATCGACGGTCGTAACAGTCTTACCAACCACGTCGATCCCAACAGCCTCCACGGCGCAGAAATATTCATATTCATAAATATTCGCACCAGCGGTAGAAGTCGGGTTCGAACAAGTGATGGCAAGGGGCAGAGTAGCTCCGGTCAATGCGCCTGTTGACGTAGCCTTGTAAGCATAATCAGCGGCTTCGATGGGCTGCCAAGTCAGGGTGATCCACTGACTATCGGGAACGGTGATCTCGGCCTTCTCGTACTTCTTGAGGTCGGCAAAGAGGACCCCAGAGAGTTGGGCGTGTTGTGGATGTTCGAGCAGGGTGACAGTGCCACCTCTGTTTAAATTGGTTCCGATGTACCTGATGCGAACTCCGCAGGCAACGATTCTGACGCGCACATCGCCATTGGTGTCGATCTGGGCCTGGGTATAGGGACCGGACACCGTGACGGATGTTGAGTTTGCGTCGCCGTTGGAAGGCACATCGAGAGACTCATACGCGGAGGTGGTGGTGACAATGGCGTAAACGTCATTTGCCGCCATAGGCCTGAAAGCGATTGCCGCCTCAGAGCCGGCTGTGGCACTTCCTGAGAAGGTTCCGCGAGCGAAGGTCTTGTACTTCTGTGAAGGAAGTCCAGGCTCGCGGGGAATGCCAACAGCCTGCGCCTCAAAAGGATTAGCAAGCAAATCAGCGTAATCGCAACAAGCTGTTGAAAGGAAACACTGGTTTCCATGCTCGGGATGGCGTGGTAGTGGTTGTGGACGGGGTGGTTGGGGTTGCCGACGTTGGCCAGTACGGGTAGGTGCCTTAGCTGGATTCCTCTTCTTGCTCCTCTGTCTCGCCATAATGAACTACGGGTATCGACAACAATGTTTGGGCTGCAAACAAAGCTTCATTCAACTCGACGGGTGAGTCTGTGACAGAGAGGTTAGGCCCAATGGCCTCGTAGTGTACCGTAAGCTCGAGCTTGATAGAAGCTCCAGTGGCTACCCGCGGAATGAACCGCACATAGGCAACTGGGATTATATTCGCTCCTGATTGCTCGTGGAATTGGTGATACAACTCCGAGGTTGGGGCCCACATCATGCCATACTCCCCGTCGGCTGGTCGCATAGCCGTAGGGTGGACAGTTGGGCTGGAAGTAGGAAAGTCGCTGAATGTACCAACCATATATCCGCCTGGATGCACATAAGCATGTGCCTGGTAGTAAATGGTGGACGGCTCAGGTCCCAGCACAGAGTATCTCAAATTGAAGCCAAACACACGATGTGTTTGACCTGCCGAGAGAGTACTAGTGCACGGGACCGAGGTCCAACCAGGAAGATGGGTTACTAACTCAGCCCAGGTTGGTATAGTGGTCAATTCACCAGCGTTATTGATGGTGTGCATAGGCACGGTCTGGCCGCTGTTCCACGCTGTGGGACTAATGACTACGGCGGGTAGGGAACCTCCGCCAGTGGTCAATATGGTAACTGAACGTGCAACAGACTTGAAGGACGGGACACCGGGTGGCAAATAGCTCGGGACCGCGGTTCCATCTAAGATGGACCGCATGAGTAGCCTCCCGGGGGTCATGGTCGGGGCGGAAGCGCCAGCCCTAGGCGCTTCCGTCCCTCCGCTTCTTTCCCTTTCCGCCGCGGCCGCCGCGGCGCGTCTTCTTCTCCCCGGACGTTTCTTTGGGTTCATATCCGGTGTTGGTGGTCACTCCAGGTTTCAAATCAATTGGGTCCCCGAAGATGGGTTTGCCATCCTCACACAAGTGAAGCAGCTGCACCACGTTGTCGGCCTTCGCGATCTTAGACTCCAGGTATGAGACGACCAATGGATTCGTCTCTAGCTCGGCGTAGACCACTGGGAGCATCCAAGCCCCGGGTTCATTCGGGTACTGTTCCTCACTGGAGAACACCAAGCTGTTGTAGGATCGATTTTCGATCCCGATGACACTGGTCTCTTCGATACGCGATAGTTGGACTACGCGCGTGGCCCACGATCCTAGGATAGGTGTGTTTGCATCAGAGTACACCCATCCCAGGGCCTTCTGGTAGGCCACATGCTTGTCTTCCACCGACTTAGGTGAAACGGTGGTGTGCAGCTTATTCAGCTGGCGTTGTATGTCGGCCATGCTGTCTGGCAGCCTATCCCACACACCAGGTGAGTACAGGCGACCAAAGAATTTGACAACAGAACCTCGCTCATAAATCTGCGAGGTTACAAACTGACCAACTGACGCCGCTGCGCCCTCGAAAGCCCTCCTGACGACATCTACGTCCATGCCCTTGGGCACACCGATCAACCCATCGTCACCACCAATAGCAACTATATATTGCAAGATCTCCTCTTTCGGAATGCCGAGGGAATCGTAGGCCATATATGCTATATATAGGGTGACGAGTGAATTGAACAGGGCCGTGTCGGGGACACCAGACAGGCGTGCAAAGAATGCCTTGAAACTTTGCTTCCACTTGGTGAATCCTCGACGGTGGAGCGTGGATTCGTATGCGGCTTGCACCTCAGGCCAGGTGTCATCTGTGAACAACCTTCGGAGAAGGCGGCTCTCGACAACTCTGGCTGCCTCTGACATACGTCCGTCCATGCGACTGAAATCTGTTCCAATCACGTAGTCGAACTTATGTAGAGTGGATGCAATTTTCTCCGCGATGCCGCGTGGTGTCTTGCCGAAGGCACACCAGTCAAACTTGCCAGGGTTCTCCAAGAAATACATGAAGACTGCATAGATCGCTGCACTCTCGTTTAGCTTTGCGAGGTCTCTGATAACTGCGATCATTCGAGGGTCATTTATTTTATTGTAAGACTCCCTCTTAATGAACACTTCAAAGACTGCGTCAAAGAACGGCGAGGTTAGGATCCGCTGCAAAATGGCCTGTTGTGACGGGCGCGCCTGCTTGGCGAAAACTTGGGCATAATCAACGGGGCGAATGGAGCCTCTCTTGGACTCCGGGACGAGGAACTCAACCAGCATCTCTGCCACACGTATTGTGTCTTTCGTGGGCGGAACTGGGAGCTGAATCTCCGTAGCGCGAGCCTTGATGGCCTGATCCGTATTGGCGGGGTGGTCCGTAGGGGAAGCCGCCCCCCGCCTCAACGGGGCCATAAAGGACCTTAAGGTCAGAGTGCCCATACCATTATTGCCGAACGTGTAATGAACAATCCTCGGGTTGAGCGTAGCCGTCTCAGGTAGCTCAATGCCGTGGAAATTCGGATCACACGTCCTGAAGAAGTCTGTCCAGAACACGGCTGCGTAAGGGACTGACGACTCAGAAATCGACTTAATGTAACGGTGGACACTGCCAGGTCCGGTCTTCGAGTCCATCAAAATCGCCGCGCAGGTGTGAAACTCCTGCAGGGTCAACGTGAACAACCCCCCTCCGCCAACTTCATCTACTTTGGCGATACTAACTGTTGTGGGGTTGGAAGTCCTGTCGACCATCATGACATAAGGCGAAGGTTTTGATGTACCTTTCAACCTGCAAACTGGATTGTGGGTGCTCAAGCTTGGGGGACAGCCTATAAGATTATAGACTATCCATGACTTTGGCCAGCTCCACGAACCACGAGGGATGAACAACGCTAAGGTTTGTTGATGTTCAGAAACGAATTGATACTCTGCTTGATAATAAGCAAAGCCATAGCCTCGCTTGACTATGAACTCCGTCCTGAAGTCTATGAGGTCATCAACATATGCCTCAGCATTGCCTGTGATCCGGGTCACTAGCTTGCCATTCCTAGCAAAGGAGTACTCCACGTTCTTGTTGCGGAACGCTGGGACCTTTGGGGTATGAAAATGCCCAATGACTAAATGAATGCCATCGAGCAGCCTCTCCAACACATCAAGACGTTGCACATCATAAAGGACGAGCACATCATTGGGTCGGACAAGGTCGCGTTGGTAGGACTTGTTGAGATCCTTCAAGGAGTGGAGGGCTCTAGAGCCTCGCAGTTTCCCGTCCTGCTCGCGTTGGCTCATCGACACAAAATACGGCTTACCGCCGATTCGTTTGATGAAGTCCAATATGCCGTTCTTCTCGTTGCTGCGAAAAGCGGCTGCGTTAGCATGAGGGTGGTCGCGAAACTGTCTAGGATGAACCTTGTGGTGTTCAATCTTGCGAAATTCCGCCACAATGTTCTGGCGCCTCGACACATCCTTGGGCATGACCATCCAACTGGCCACGTCTCTCCACCACGTACTATCAGTGCGGCGGATAGGACCATCGTAAAGGCCCACCGGGAGTTTCTTGACAAACTCGTCAAGGTGTGTGGGGTCGGGAACCTGGCTAGGCCGAGTGGGGACGGGGAACACGAGGTCAACCGGTGCTGTAACCTCTCGGAATGTCACACTGTCCACTTCTTCCGGCTTCCACTCACCGTCCATCATGATTTCGGGTCCCCGTATCTCATTAGTGGGGATTGCGAATCTACGACAGGGGTGGGAGAGTGTGGCGGGTGCAAGGCAGCGAATCCTCGCCATCACATTAAGGTACCGGGTAATGATGTTGGATAAGACGCGGGTGGTTCTGGCAAGGGCCTGTTCAAATTGGGCCCGGCGATATGAGTACCACTTACCGACCATGCTTTGGAACCAAATACACATGTTCAGGCCGAGTGAGGGTGTCACTTCCTGGTAGGGGATCAAGGCGAGAGTTTGTTGCTCTCGTCGCTCAACCCATGTCCAAGGGACAGGCTCCCCATCATCGGCATAAACATGGCCATTCAACTCGACCAAGACTCCTGTGGTGACGCTATCATCTATGGCAATAGTGTCATCATCTGTGTCGTGGTTGTTGATTGGTTGTGGTCCCTGTGGGGCTGCGGCCTGGGGGACCGGCGGCTGGGGATTCTGTCCAGCGGCACGGTTCCCCCTTCGTCGTCTGCGTCTATGTCTAGCCATTTAGGAGTAGGGACTTAGAGAAGAAGAAAGAAAGAAAGAAAGGGAATGAAAAGAATGAATGAAAA